ACCGGAAGGTCATCCACTTGAAGTTTTCGATAAGGTTTATTTACGGGCTGTTCAGTAGGTTTAACGAACATGCTTTTACCAATCAATAAAGTAAGCAATGTTCGAATGAGTTGTTCTTGATAGTTTATAAAAGTTAATAAATAGGTTATAATTTGAGGGTACAAATTGTCACTTCCATTCTTGGTTGTTGGGTGTGTGGTAACCTCAATTATCCAAAGAATTTAGGGGGTGGCAATTTTTTTGCCTATAAAGCCCTCTATGGAGATATTTTATAACCTATTTCTTATAGAAGTTTTGACAATACGACAGAATGAAGGGGAGTGTTTAATATGAGAATATACGATAATAATGGTTACGTGATTCCGCATTGTAATCTATGTATGGAAGAACTAAAGTTAGGTGAAAAAGTTATTATGGATTCAATGTACTACCTTACTCATCTTCATTGTGAGCATTTGAATCACTTTCCAAAGTTTGATCAAGGGGAATTTTCTGAGGTTGTAGGTAGAAACTTTCGCTATTTCCCTAATTTCGTTAAACAATTTAATGAAACAGGAGTTTATAAGAGAAAGACCCCTCTCGAATGAGAAGGGTTATTTCAATCTATTTCACTCGAAGTACTTGTCCTACATAAATAGTGTAATTATCATCAAGGTTATTCCAATCTTTAATTTGCTGTACAGTGCTACCGTAAGTCCTACTTAAGGAATAAACAGTATCACCAGAAACAACAGTGTGATAAACTGCTGCACTTTTCTTCGGAAGGTTAAAACTCTTCACAATTCCATTTACATGGCCACGGGCAAGATTTTCAATGAAAGTACTTGATTTTAATTTAGCAGCATCATTAGTATTGTCAATAAAACCATTTTCCGTTAAAAGTGCTGGCATGCTTGTTTCCCGTAGTACATGGAAGTTTGCTTGCTTTTTGCCTCTATCATAGAAGTCAACCAACTTAATTACTTCAGCATGGATATTATTTTGATATGTGGTTGTTGGCGCCCATACACCTGGGTAAACATAGTCTTCATAGCCAGTTCCTCCACCTGTATTAATGTGGACTGACAGGAAGAAATCAGCCCCCCATGCATTGGCAGCATTTGTACGTTCAGATAAGGAAACAGTTTGATCTCCTTTACGGCTCATATGAATTGAAACATTATCATATTCAAGGGTTAAAATATCTTTAATGCGAGTTGCAATCTGTAATGTTAAATTCTTTTCTTGAAGTCCATTACCTACTGCGCCTGGATCTGATCCACCATGACCTGGATCGATAAATATTTTTACCATGTTCAATCACCTCTAATTATTTTTTTACTTAAACGAAATTAGCTGCATTTTCTACCTCCCTTTTCCCTTACATAACAATCATTCCTTTCAATACATAAGAAAAAGCCACCCAATGGGCAGCTTATTTCTTAATCAAGCCTTGTGCTTGCAGCACCTTTTTCTGTTGTTTTGCTTTTTTGCTGGCATATGTGTTTTTCCATACTGTCCAGGCATTTACCGCAATGAAAATAGTCAATAAAATGAAGTTAGCAATTTCACTGGCAAAGGGAGTTATGTCTACACTGAAAACAGCCTTTAATCCTAGGGCAAATAAAGAAAGCCACCCGCTTAAAAGGATGGCCCAATCTTTCCAAGTTTTCGGTTGTTCGTACATTTTTAGCTTCCTCCCATCTTAATTGCTGCATAAAAAATAGCCACAGCTCCACCGACTAATGCCACAATGAGCGCATTTGTAATCGATCGCCGTAACCATTTTGTGTCATCTTTAATTTCCCTGAGTGTGTCTTTTATATCTTTAATGTCTCTTTCATGAAAGTCTGTGATTCTTCTTAATTCATTAATTTCACTTTGTTGCTTTTCGTCGTTCTCCTTCAATTCAGCTAAATCATTTTGGATTTTCTGTTTCCAGATATCCACTGCATCGGCCTCCTGTGACACTCATCATCCCCCCTTAAAGGAAAGTAAAAAAGCCATGCCTTACGTAAGACCTACAAAATCTTCTCGAATCTCTCGTATTAATAACCTTAAATAATATCGCTGGATTTCTTCTTCAACAGGCAATTCTCCTGTCTCAAAAGGTTCATCAGTATCATTGACTGGAATGTTCATATTGAAAACTTCAATACTTTTACATTCTGGGTTTGGACATACCACAGCAAGATTTTCATACTCTTCAAATTCAGCAATGTACTGCTTATTTACTCCAGTAACATCTATGTTGTTTTCAAATCCACATGTTTTACATTGGATAGTCAAATTTTTGTCTATCAATTTTTTTATCAAATTTTTCACTCCTTATGCTTGATAGGTTCCGCGCCAATAATAGTAGCCTCCATCAACACCATTCCCATTAACATACAGCCAAAATCCGTCTGGCGTTATATTTATCGTTGTAGGCGATGCATTGCTTGATGTTGCTGAAAGTGTGATTGATGAAGGTGTATAGGTTTTTTTTACTTTAAAATTAACTCCTGTTCCAGCGACAGCAGTCGTTATTCCGGCAGAATCCATTCCCCCGACACCGCAAAAACCTTGTTCTGGCACGCTTTGCTTTGGTTGTTTAGAATTGATAAAAAGTTGTGTATCTCCTTGGAGTCTTAACGTGCTAGCATATACATCAAAAATACTTGTATATAAAGAAATAAGATTGTTGCATATTATATCTAACTTCAGGTATGTTCCGACAATCCTTGTATCAAAACCGCCACCTAGTGCAGGATCATAAAAAATAACTCCCTTTTCATTGAATCGATCCTCAAAGGCATGTTGCAGATAAACGTTTTGACCTACTTTTACATCTGTTGAAACGTCAATACTACTCCCACCGACTAGATCACCTGCAATTTGCAGCTTTCCTAATGTATCTACAAAGAAAACATCTTGCCATGCGGATAGTACATCATCCCGGCGTTGTATTTTAATTCCGTCTGTTGCACTTTCCACAACCCGAACCAAGTTGTCTGACCGGGTAATTGTCACCCCGTTTGCATCGTCAAAATTCCAACCGTTAGTATAAGCAACTCCCTTTTGAATTGCATTGTTTGCATTCTGCTCTATTGTAGCAGCAGGTGTAGAACCTACATTTTCGGTATTTTTTGCAGTATTATCCCCAGTAACATCAGCCCCAGCTTGTGCAGGCTTCAGGCTTTCTACTGTATTTCCATCTGTATAGGTTATTTCATTTGCACCCGGAACCCTCTCCCATTCCTTTTCTTTTTTTTAAAAGAACAGATTGCAGCATTTTTATATTTTCATCAGCATTTGAAACAGCAGGAAGGAATTGTCCCAGGACAACTTTGTCATTTTCAGGATTAGTAAAGGATCTTGTCATTTCAAGAACTCGAGCTTTAAGCATTAATGCAGGCTTAAAAGAAAGATCCTGAACAAGAACCGTGTCACCAATCCGAATTTTTTCATGCTCATACCCTTCAACGTTTTCAAGAAGGGCAACAAGCACTTCATAGTTCATTACCCCATTCTTGATTTCCTGAAGTTTTTCCCAAGTTCTATCTAGAAGGACCCCAGGCTGATCAGTATCATATTCAAAAGTTCCGAATAAATGTTTTAGATTTCCGTTTTTATCCCTATGCCCCCATCTTTGCAGGGATTCAGGATCACCAACCCAATCTTGACCAGCTGGCTTGTCAAAAGCATCACCGGAAGCCTTTGATCTTACTTCATTTGAAAAGTTTAATGTCACCCCGGTTTCATTCCCTTTTCCAACACCGATCAGGGCCGTAAATACAGTCGATCTATCGGCAATTCTTCTAACACCAACAAGGTCTTTTTCATAGGTGAAGGTTTTCCCGGCATCTTCACCTCGTTTTATAAGAAGATCTGCAAACCTTCCTGAAATCTTCCCATTATGCATCTCTACCCTGAAACGAAGTTCACCGCCAAAGGCATCTTTTATTTCATGAAGGAAAGCAAGAGAAGTGATATGACTATCAAAATAAAAATCTTTTGTGCCAAACCATTCCACAATTCCTACTTCCCAACGTGTGTCGAGTAAGGCATCATTCATGGCACCTTCTGCTGTTCTTCCAAAGAATGAAGAAGGCCTAATGATCGTTTTATTCAGTTCCTCCCAACCATATTCAGCATAAATATATTTCTTCAAACCTTGGTCATCACGGTATTCTTCTATCCTTGAAATTTGAAATAAAAGAAGATGATCATCTAAGCCTTTTCGGATTAGATAACCATCTTCAACAAGGTATTCAGAATCAGGGTGATCAGCAGGAACTTCAAATTCGTATGCAAGGTATCCATCATTCAAGCGTTCAGTCATAATATCATTGAAAAATGGGCAAGCATCTGGAACATCATTGTTTAAAGATGCTACCACATTTTCTGCATTGTCTAAAATAAAGATCATGGTTTAAATCCACCTTTCCACAAATTCCGCTTGAATCGTTGTATTGGCTTCATCTGTTGTCCTGCTTGTTACCTGGGTAGTTCCAGGAATAAGCCTGAAAAACTTGCTTGCCGGATCAAGGTGCTGATTAAAAAAACGCCCATTCAGAAAACAAGCTCCTTTTTCATGATCAATAATTAATTGATCACCCGCTTCAAATAAAGTTGGCACTTCTTCAGTTAGAACTTGATTGATTCTTTGAATGCGAATATCACGAACAGACATATCAGCAGCAGGTGTAGAACCGTATTTTGATATGTGTACTTGAATTGAAGCAATAGGATCATTAAAAAGATTTAAAAAGCCTCGCTTGTAAAGGTGTGTCCCATATTTGTACCGCCCCGAATAATCAGTTTGTACAATTGAAGCTTCCCATTGATTTCCTTCCCGTCTTATGTTCAATTTGCCAAAGAATTGATTCCAATCATATTTTTTTGGCCCCATTGAAGCGATTAAGGTGTGCTGGTCCTGAATGTTTCCTGCATATATATGCCCTGTGTTTAGTTCGCTTTTTGGGTAACGATCCCAAAGAACCATTTTGCCAAGGGCAACGTTAGAAGCATTAAAGAATACAAATTCAATCCGGCCTGTTTCTAAATCACTTGATCTTAATTCAATGGAAAGTTCAATCCTGAAATCTTGAATTTGTGAAGGTAAGGATCTTCTTATTGCTGGACCATGCCATTTACCTGCGTTTGCAGCATCATCACCATAATCCGAAGGCTTAAACTTAAACCCACCGCCAAAAGTATCTGATATAACAGCCATTGTTCCTGAATTTACGGCATATTCATAATCTAATTGCGCCCCTGCCGAACTCCATGGTGTTAGATCTTCAGCTTTATCATTTAGAACCATTTCCAAAGGCTTTTTAGTAATTTCAGTAACCCCAGCAGGATCACCAATAAGCACAAACCCATCAGGACTGATCATTGAAAAAAATTGCGCGTCAGAATTGAAATCAACTTTGAAGATAGGAAAGGCTGGGCTATTTGCGTTATTCACAATAGAATGAACCTGCCCCGCTGCTCCAAGGTTGCTACTAACCGTTGCCCCTTTTCCAACAGAATCAGGAATAAAAAAGGTAATAGAACCTTTTGCAAGAACTTCTTTTTCATCAAGTTCAGTATTTCCAACAGCAATTGCCATAAAGGTTTTGTAGGATTCATCAGCAAAGACTAATGAAGCAAGACCATCAGTATTCAAGATTTCTGCAAGATCACGAACCTTAAAGCGAATATCTTCAAGGCTGTTTCCTGTAATGGTAATAGTCGCAGTATAAGTTCTGACACCATTCTTCACATTCAAAAAATATGCCCCCATACGGGCAGGAACATCAATCATATTCACTACCCTTGGGGGAAGAATATCGCGCTTAGCACTGATTACCCGCAAGCCAGGAACTGCATTTTTTAAATTAACCCCATTGAATGTGATCAAGTTAAAATCACCCCTTTTGCCCTGGCGTTAATCCTCTTTCTTCGCTCTAGCTCTCTGTCAATCATATCAACCATTTCAAGTAGCTCCTGCCTTGTTCTTCCTGTACCCCCTTTATATTCAAGGATTACATTGTATTTGCTGTTATCTGTGTAATAGGAATTTGAACCTGAAACTGATCTTCCTGAAAGTGTCGACCCTTTTACTCCTTCAATAGCAATGTTTCCGATCTGTTCAGCAGCTTTTTCAAGATTTCTTGACCTTGCAAGCATACCTTCTTCAAGGCCTTCTGTTGTAAACCCACCAAGTTCCATCATCACCCTTGAAGGGGAATGAATATCTAAAGCACCTTTTATCTTTTTGGTAATGCTGTTTGCAATTTCACTTGCTGTACTCATTAAGCTGCTGAATTTTCCCCAAAGCCCATCAATGAGCCCTTGAATTATGTTTGATCCAATGCTGTATAAGTCGATTCCTTCTAAGAAACCTTGCACCTCTCCCCAAATTCCAATGACTTTTTCTTTTGCAGATTGGAGTTTTTCTCTTACTGCATCCCGCAAAGCCTGGAATTTGCTTGAAACAGTTGAACGGATTATTTCAGTTGTTTCAGAAATCTTGGTTTTTATACTATCAAAAGTATTTGATATAAATGTTTTTACAGAAGTAAAAATTTCTACTGATTTCACTTTCAGGTATTGGATACCATTGGTGTAGGTAGTTTTTATAAACTCAACAGCAAGCTTAAAAAGCCTTTCTGTTAAATCAAAGAAATTCGAAAGGAAATTCTTAACTTCAGTAAACTTTTCAATTGTCCATACCCTTATTTGATCCCAATTTTGATAGATTACAATAGCCAAAGTTGTTACAACAGCAATAATAATCCCAACCGGGCCGGTAAGGGCAAGCATGGCTGTTCTGATTACGGTGAACATGGGCCTTAATTTCATAAGGACATTAATCACATTGCTAATAGGGCCAATCATCATGCCCAAAATCGTCAAGAAAGGGCCGATTGCAGCAACAATAAGACCTATCCCCACTGTAATGGCCTGCATAACAGGATCCATGCCCGCAAAGGCATCAGAAACGAATTGAATCGCTTGTGATACATAAGGAAGAACAACCATAGCAAAGTCCAGCAGTACCTTGCCTAATGGTTCCAGGGCAAGCAAGGCTTCCCTTGTGAACTGTTTCCACTTGGTTCCAAAGGATTCTTCGGTAACCCGGTTCATTTCATCCATAGAACCTTTGACACCTTTAACCCCACCATCAATATTGCCAAGGGCATACATAGCATCAGCTTCAAGGTCTTCCCATTTCGTGCCGTATAGACCAACCCCTATTTCGTTTGCCTTTACCTGGTCATCCATCCCCTCCAATTCAGCAATGACTGCGTTATGAACATCTTTTACTGTTCCCTTCCCAGCCAAAAAGTCTTTCCATACCTTTTGAGTGCTTTCGGACATTTGCCCCATTGCATCACTTGTGGATTTTGAACCATCTTTAACCCTAATTTGAAATTCCTTCATTGCATCATTAATATTATCAAGGTTATAAACTCCGGCTTTGCTACCTTGTTCTAAGAGTTGGAAGTATTCAGAAGCCGAAAAGCCCATTTCCCCAAAGAGTGGCGCATATTCGCTTAGATTATCAAACATTTCATTAGAGAAGTTCAGGCCATTCTGTGCGCCATGTGCCATGAGATCGAAAGCTTCTTCTGAATCAATCCCAAAACCTTTCATCAAGTTGGAACCGGCCCTTGTAACCTCATTTACATCAGCATCAAAAGTCTGGGCTAGGTTCATTGCTGATTTCGTAACATTTGCAAGATCTTCTTCATCTAACCCCTTAATATTTTGTTTGGTCTGAATTAATGCGTTTGAAACATCATCCAGACTTTCACCAAATCCATCTGAATAGATCCCTTTGGCTGTTTGGGTTAGTGCTTCAGCTTCATCTTTAGTTAGACCTAAACTGTTCCTAATCTTTGTTTGGGCATCACTGACAGAAGATGCAGCAGCAATCCCGGCAGCTCCCATTGCAGTAAGGGGAACTGTTATCGCTTTTGTCATAGAGTCCCCGGCAGATTGTATTGATTCACCAAGCTTTTGGACCCTGTTTTCTATCTGCCGTAACCCTGAATCAACATTACTGCTATCTAAAGCAGTTTCTATAACTATGCGCCCATCAGCAGCCATTTACCTTCACCTACCCTTTTTGTAGGACTTCTTTAAAGCCTTAGAAATGGACATTAAAACTGCATCAGCTTCTTCAAGTGAGGGTTTTTTGTTTTTAAGCCTATAAATCCGCTTTAGTTCAATTAGTCGCTTTCGTTCTTCTTGGTTGTATTTAGTCGGTGCTGGGATCTTTTGTGCCCTGATTGATACAACCTCTTTAAACTTGGTATCATCAGACAAGCCTTCTAATAGGGCTAAAAACTTTTCCCAATGAAGTTTGCCTTGCATTTCAAAGAGATCCATCTTGTAATCTTGCAGGAATGAAGCATAAATAAAGGCAGCGTCTTGATCAAAGTCAAAGTGACTTCTCCCATCGCTGCCCTTTTTAGGGAACAAGATTTCATCAAAAATAAAGCCAATGAGTTGATTAATTTCATTGAATGAGAAGTTCAACCCATTGGCATTTTTAACAAGCATTTCAAACAATATCAGCAGTTTTTCAGCACCTGAAAAAACATCATCTTGGAGTAATTCCCTTACTCTTAGGACATTATCAAATGCTAAATTCAGCTTTATTGTTTGGCCCTTGTATTCTATTTCATCAGTAAACCGTTCAGTAAGCTTCATAGGCTTTTATTTTCCTGTGTAATAGGTTTTTTCTCTTTTCTTGAAGGTTTCTAGTTTACCGTTCACAACATCCATCAGTTGAAGCAAAATATCAGCCATAATCATCAATGATTTCCCGGTATCTCTATAAACCTTTTGAAAAGAACCTTTACCCAGAAGTAGATCAGCAACCTTTTCCATTAATTCAAGGTTCTTTCTTTCTGCTGACGTCTGTTCATCTTCAGTCATATCCGCAAAATCTTTTTCGGAAAGATTTAGGGATTCTTTCCTGAACTCTTTGAAAGCTTTGGTATATTCCTGAAGCTTATGATCGTTCAGATCCATAACATAAACCTTTCCCGCAATATCCACTTCTTCATAAGCCTTTTGAACATTAATTTTAATTGCCATTTTAGATCCCTTTCTTTCATTATTTTTTTATTAATTATGGTGTAGCTGGGGTATAAGTCGGCTTTCCATTGAAATGGATTTCAAAACTAAACGTGCTTTTCTCATTGGCAGCCCCTGAAGCACCGACAATATTAGCAACAGTGCATGGTCCTTCATAAGAATCACCTTCTGGATCTGTCCAACGGAATAGGGTTTTACGCCCTTCTCCAAGTTCTGTTTGAAGTCCGGCAATGAAATCTTGTGCTTCATCCCCATATTTCCTATGGCCCTCAAATACAATAACAAGCTGTGCTGCAGTAACATCAGATGAGCCGAATCCATCACCATCTAAATAAGGCGTTTGGTCAATTTCTTCATTCCATTGTGGATCAAAGGTATTGATTCCTGCTGCCACACGCGCTCAAACTTGTGACATTTCGTCACTTGTCTGGGTTGTTTCAATTTCAAAAGTATGAGCTGAATTCAAAGTGAATCCTGCCATCAAAATGCCCTCCTTTAATTCTTGGTTATAGTGGCGTTAAATAGCGCTGAATAGATATAACTGCCCCGGCTGTCTTTTTCGACTAGCAAGGGCATTGTGTATATCTCTGACTTAATGAATTGATAGGAACCATCAGCAGGAGTAATTGCTTTTGGCCCTAATCCATCAAGAAAAACGGTTAATTCGTTTATGGTATCAATGGCTTGCCCCTGGTTCTGGTGCTTCACCAATATTTGAAAGGCAATCACCCATTCCCTTGAACTGTCCATATAGCGCCCAATTGGTGAAGAAGGCGTTCGCCTGATTGTGATTGCATTCAGATCTTCCGGGAGAACATCAACGGTCAAGGAATCGAACAAGGTTAATTTTGATTCTATATGATTTGCCAAATCGTCAATGAAATCTGAAGGCATAGGGGAAATTCACCCCTTTCTTACAAGTGCCGATCAATGTCCTGCTGTGTCATTCGAATCCAATCACGAAGGAACCGGGCCTTTGCATCTTCAAACCAAAGGCCTTGTGCATTTGGGTTTGTGTCTTTGGAAAAGTTATATTGTGGGTTATAGTAAAGTCTTCTGGCATATGGCGTATCCCAAATAATCTTTCCTTTTCCGATCTGTGAATGCCTAACCCCGGATTTTTCAAGTTCCCCGGTTTCTTTAGGAATGAAAAAGTTCGATCCCTTCAAAACTTCCTGATCCAACTGTTTCTGCCCGGCATTTACTGCTTCATCAACTCGCTGTTGGATATTACCCAATTCCAGATTCACGCTGAAACTGATCATATTAACTCAACCTCATAATGATGAAAGGTTTCGGCATAAATAGGATTGATACGCTGAACTTGCATTGTTACGCCCTGGAAAGTCACCTTTGATTTTTCCTTGAATTCGAATATGCCTGAAGAACTTGAATTCTTTTGGTCAAAGAACATTAGGGCTTTAACACTTTTGTTTTCTGTATCTCCTGCACGGCTAAAGCTTTTTTGAAAGTTGATCCTGATGTTTTTCAGGATTACGGCAGGTAAATAGGTTTCACCATACCGCCCATTTTCTTCAAACTGTTCATAAGTTGCTTCATGAATTAATAGATTCCGAGGAATCGGCCTGATTCTTAGCATCTAACCCCAACCCCCATGTACAGCAATCCCGTTGGCCTTAAATAGCTGCGGGCCATTTCAGAAACTATTTTTACACCGGATCCTTCTGTATAACTAAAGCCGCCTATACTAACTGAAGAAGGGGAACCGCCATGAACTGACAATTCCCCACCTTCCGAATACATATATTCAATTTGGGCTGCAACAGCTTTTTTAACATTGGTTTGAATTAGTTCTGGCTCAAGTAAAAGATCTACCCCGGCTAAGCGATAATTTGTTAGCACATCAACGACATCTGAAGCCCTTTTTTCTAACTTTGTGAAGGTTTCAGCATCCATTGGAGTACCTTTGTAAACATCATTATAAAAAGCCTGATCAATATAAGGCATGACTACGCATCCTTTTTACCTTCAGGCTTTTTAGCTTCCGTTTTCCCTGAGTTCTTCTTTTTAGGTTCATTAGATTCCTCAACCGTATAACCTTTATTCTTAAACCACTCCAGCAACCATTTATTATCGGTTTCAGCTTCTCCATTAACAAATTGAAGGGAAGCGCTATTCCCGTTGTAATTAGGATTAGGGCTTTTAATTTTAGCCATAAAAAAAGCTCCTTCCTTTATTGAACTTTAATATTACGGAGAACACCTGCTTTTCGGGTAGCTTTAAGGGCAACAGCAGCCACCATTTCTACCTCACCTGTTTTAACCGCTCCTGGAGAGTTGAAATCAGGCAAGAAAGTACGAATCACTTTATTACCGGTAGGCGAAACACCATGGAATCCATCCATGCCAAGGGAAACAGCATAAAGATCTGTTAATTCTGTTTGCTGAGTACCAACCGTACGGTTAACGATTGGAACAACTGGAATGGTTGAAGTACCATCATAAAAATATTCAAGATCAACTAGTGGGATTCCATCATACCCTGTTACGGTACGTCCAAAGCCATCCTCAGACTTTGTTGCATAACCAGCCCGGCGGGCAACTGATTTGATTTTTGTGATTAATTTGCTATTCCCCATCAGCATGGTTGGCCGGCCATCTAGTTCAGCTAAGAAATTATCGATTTCATCCAATAAAGCAAACTTCTTGCTGTCTAAGCCTGCTTCATCTGAAAGATCTATTACAGAATCAGTGTTTAATTCCGTATTAGAACCAGTAAGTGCCTTGTCTAACCCATCAAATGCTTTAGAATCGACAGCTGAATCACCATTAATTACAGTGTAATGAAACAGGTTGGTCGCTCCTTTAATTTTTTGCTGCTGATTTGACCACTAGTATCTTGAATTACACGGTCAATTTTAAACGCTCCCCCAAAGATTTTTAGATTCACATATTGGTTCTCGCGGTCTGCTTCATTTGCTGTGTATTCGCTGTTAATCTCACGGAACCCAGCAGTTGAAGGAGTTTTTAAACGAGTGTAACCGTAAGTTAAAGTTGATCCACCTGTACCAGGTGAAACAGCATTATCGAATGTTAACTGATCTAAAAGGAAAGAAGCACGACGAAATTCATCGATAACCTGCTGGTCAATATGGTCTGCCATTCCAACCTTTGCTTGCTCTAGAGTAATTGGCATGAACAATCATCTCCTAATCTTAATTATTGGTTGTTGAAAACCTTTGATTTAGTGCATCTAAAAGAGTGCTAGGCTCACCACCTGGAGTCGTTTGGTGTTGCCCTTGTGAAAATGTTGGCTTACTTGGCTGCTGCTCTGTTTCAAATAAATAAGCATCGCTTTTTTGCAATGCTTTCAACTGATCTTCCAAGCCTAGGAGCTTATCTCCATCCAACTTGATAGATTCCTTGTTTAATAGAGCCTCAACCGCCTTAGGATTTTTAGCCTTGGCATTTGTTAAAGCAGACTTTAATGCAAAATCAAAAGCCTGCTGATCAAGCTTTTGCTGATATTCAGCTGCAGTTTTCTTATTTTCTTCTGTTAATTCATTAATCTTGGCTGTTAATTCCTCATGACCTTTGGCCTTTTCGCCAAGTTCAGCTAATTGAGCATCGCGATCTTTCAATTGCTTTTTCAGGTCCTTGGTGTTTTCGTTCAATTCATTAAACTTTTCTTTGGGAATCCAATTGCCATCAGAAACAAGTGCAATCTTTTTATCTCCCGTTTTTTCTATGACTTGCTTATAAAGTTCTTCTCCAAGCAATTCTTTTAAATCCATCTATTTTAATCTCCTTTTTAATGTTTTTTAGCGTGTAACACCTCACGCAAAAAGGTTCCGTTTCTTTATGGCGTCTAACCTTTAAAAAGACGCAACATATTAATAAACCTTTTCACGCTCATATCGTCTTGTTCGGCCTGTATCATCGATAAAGGCTCTCATGTTAGCTTGTCGCTGCCGTACTTTCTTTTTAGCAGCATCTATGGCTTCAGATTCACCCAGGGCTTCTGCAACAGCTAATTGTCTTTTAGCTTTCCTGATTTCCCTTTCTAAGTGCCTCTGTTTCTGGCTTTCTTCGTAAATTCTTCTGTTTTCTGCTGCTGGATAAGGCCTATATACACGCTTTGAAAAACCTTCAATAAAGGGATAAAAAACATGCCGGCAATTGATTCCCCTTAGTCCATCGGGTTCGCCATAACTAGTAGAAGAGAGAGGAGGATATTTATTACTGCTCCCTGACCTTGAAAAGATTTTCCCCTGGTACTTTGCGCATTTCGGCCTTGCTCCCATATGGGAACTGACTTCAACCAAATCTGCGCCATATTCATCCATTCGAGCAAATTGCATTTCATTGGCAACACTGATTGACATTGACCTTGTAACCATTGATACATAGGCTTCGGTCGACATCTTGACCCCATCTTTTCGAATAAGAGCAGGAACCCCGTGTTCTGCCCACCTTGCAGCTGTCTCTGCCAGTGCTTGTCTTGGTGTCTTTGTGCCTGTGAGGACCTTTCCTGTTGTTTCATTCAAGATATTTAAATATATTTGCTGAGACTGATCTAACATGGTTGTATTGATCAGGTTGAAATTTTCCCTTGCTTGCCTTTGAAAAGACACTAATACCGCTTCAAGAACAGGGCTTTCTTTAGGTAAAGAAGGTTGCAGCAAGATTCCTTGAGCAACAGCTTCGATCAATTCCATTTCTGAATCAGTTACAGCTTCATAGCCAGCTTCTTCAAGCATATTTGTTACTGTTTCAATCGAAAGTTCCGCATATTTAGCTATGGTTATAATATTTTGCTGTGTTAATTTTCCTAGTTGTCCAAGATTTTCTGTTTGCCACCTTTCCACATCTTCTTCCAGCAGGCTTTTTCCTTGTTTTAGGAGCTTAGCAATGTTTAAAAGAATTTCTTCCTCGATGGATAGAAAGACTTCAACAACAGAAGTGGTTAATTGCTGCTGCCTTAGTGGTTCCATTAGGTCTCACCCTGGTCTTGTCTATTATTGTTAATGCCAAAGAAATCAATTGCTTCAGCCGTTGCTGTTGCATTTTCTTCTGCAATTTCCTTCAGCAACTGCTCAGCTTCTTCTTCTGAAAAGCCATGAATCTTCATAATCGCCTTTTTCTTAGAAGTCAGCTGATTAGTAACCAACTGAACCTGCTTTGCAATCTCTGCGTTTTGGTCTTCTGCTATCGAATCATCAAAAGCAACCGTGACTTCATATTCGCCTTCTGGCCGACTAAATAACTGATATAGCTCAGCGACCTGAAGGATACATTCCACTAGTTCCTGAATACCCGCTTCAATGAGGTTTTCATGGCTTTGCTTCGTACGGAAGGTCTTAGAGTTTTCCGAAACAACCTCTGTTGCTGTCTTGACTCCCTGGCCATCAAAAGTGAAAGCACCGGAAGAGAAGCCTATTTGCATTGCCAAGACATTGAGCAAAGAATTGATCGCTGAAATATGTTCCTCGACCCTAAGTGTTGCTGAAATGTCTGCTATTTTATTGGCATCCATATCACCTAACGCCAAAGCCTGGTAAACTTCATCTTCAGCATCAAAATAACGGTGCATCTGACCAGTTATTGGATCAATTACTGTTTGAATAGCTGTATCAGGTACTAAAATCCGCTTTTTCCCAAGCCTAAATTCCCGTTGGTAAGAGTCAAAAGCAATATCCAGGGAATGCAGCGTATCAAGCGCATTGGCGAAAATGGAAATTCCTAAAGGGCTTGCTGTATCCAAGTTATTGGCTATGTTTGGCTTAAAGTAGACAAACCCCGGTCGCTTGTAATTGGATATCCTAATTTCCTCTTCAAGATTGGGGAAAAATTGCTTCAGTGAAACCTTTACTCCTAATTCTTCGCCTGTATTATTTTCATAAATTTCATTCCGGATTAAATAGGTCTCTCCATCCCACAAATGCCATTCAAGGTGAGTGTATTTCTTTCCTTTCTTGGAGAATTCATTTAGGAAAACAGCCTCTCTAATAGTGTTATGGTCCCAGCTAATTGGTATAAAGCAATCTGCTGTCACATAAGAAAGCTTTAACCTTCCATCTTCAACATAAGGCTTAATCACCTTACCACCCATAGCAAACATGAATTCTAAGTAATCTTGGAACTTCTTAACGAAATTATTATTCTTAAAAACATCATGGATGTTCTCAGCTAGTGTCTTATCAGAAATATTAATTTCACAGCGCTCATTAAAGATTAATGTTGCTAGCTCCTGAGAGACCACCTTTGGCATGTTCAAGGAAGCCATTCGACGTTTTTTCGGTCCCGCAATTGTTGTATATCGGATATCATGCCATTCGCTAAAATACCCTTTATAGAGAGCTTTCCAATTCCCAATATCTTTGTAGAAATCTTCATTGATCTGGATATACTTGTGATCAGCCAACTTCTTAATACCTTTAATCAATCCCATTCTGTACATCACCTGCCTTATGCGGGCCAGCATGTTTTTAAACATCAGTTGTCACCGCCTTAATATTTCAATCCAAGCTTCCTCAAATTGTCCTGAACATAGTACTGGAAGGCATCACAAGTATGGTCATCAATTTTAATGACTTTAGGATCATCACTTTGCAATGTATCAGCATCCCATTGATATTTTTTATGCTCAGTAAGGAAAACCTCATTGGCTGCTTTTTTAAGCACGAAAAAACGCCCCTGAGCCAATAGGTCCTGGACGTTGTCAATCATATCTATTTTCTTTTTCTTTACTACCGGATGAAGCCGGATGCCATAATCCTTAAAGAACTGGTTCCGCAATGCTCCTTCAGCAGAATCAATTGTCTGCATATCCAAATGCCTTTTATAAGTTTGTTGGATTTTATCCATCCACTCTTTTAAATCCTTTGAAAGCTCGCTGGGAGCCTTTTTTAAGACTTTATTTTCCGGGCTATAGTAAAAGGTATCAAGTAAAATAACATTCCGTTTTTTCGTAAAACCAAATGCCAAGAAAGTGGTAGCAGACACCTGGTGCCCAGTATCGATCGCAATGTCGATAAGAATTAAATCATCATCTTTTGGCAGCTTATCGATTTCTTTAAAATGAGCCATGTTGTAAACCATATCTCCAAGGCCTATAACCTCACCCGCATACATCCACCGCCAGTAATCCTCATCATTTTCCTTGTACTTCTCAATCTTCCGGATCATCTGCTCAGATAGGAAACCTTTTTTATCATCCAGATAAGTTATTTGCTCGTAAATGGAAGTAGATAGATATTTTCCAACTTTCCTTAAACAAACGACATTGCCCAGGTCATCTTCCAAAAAATCGACCACAAGCTTAAGACTAATCACTGAGGATTTCATTGAGGAACGGCCGCCTTTAGCGACAATATGAGACTGGTCAGCAAGCCAGAGGGGATAGAAATTCACGTTCATTAGGTCCATGACATTAATTGTTTTGACTGTCATTTTCTAACGCCTTCCTCATTGCCTCTTTGTCATTAACGATAACGATCTTACTGGCATCTCCGCCTTCTTGTTTTATTTCAGCTTTAGTTTTCTCGATACTAACCCGCATAAGTTCAAGTTTTAGCCTGCGCTCATCCTGAATGTGTGCCATCTCATCAAATTGCTTAATCAACGAACGCAGCTCACCCATGGCCCTGGACTGAGCATTTAAAAAGTTAGCATGCTTATCCCAAGCGAATCGATATTCCCATTCTCTTTCCTCTGCTAAATCAGAGTCTTTTTTCTTTTTTAAAACCTTAGTGATATCGTCTTTGTTTTCAACAAACATAATTCTCTGCGCACGAATTATGGCAGCATATTGAATCTGTATTTGATCCCAAATTAAATCAGCTGGGGAATGCTCATGAATATGGTTCAAAATTTCTAATGATTCCTTTGGAATGAACTTAGAGAATAAACCATGGGTAACTGCATTGGAGTTTCCTTTCGGCGCAGCTCCTCCTCTATTACCTTTTGCATTAATATTGCCTTTAGGAGCACCACGCTTTTTTGTGTGCACACTTTTTTCTTTGGGTGCACCCCTATCACGATTCCAGCCATATCTCTTTTTCCATGATTTTACGGTATTTAATGACACCTGATATTTTTCAGTAATGTCCTTGTACTTCATCCCTTTAACGTAATCTTTTTCAGCTTGGACATACTTTTCAGCCATGCTACATCACCTGCCACCTCCAGGTATTTATGTTTGTTTTGGAGGAAAAGAAAAAAAGCACCCCTAAGGATGCTTTTCGAAATATCTTAAAGAATCATAATCCCCTTTGTTAAACATATACATTATTTGAACCAAACTAAACTTAAGGAAAGGGGAATATTATGACAACATTTCTAGTTATCCTGCTTTTATTGATAATTTCAAAAGGGTTAAAGATAACCTTAAAAATTGAACAAAAATAATTAATTCTTTTTAAGAACAGGGAGTGCAGTCTCTGTTCTTTTTTTTGCTCATCGTTTTAGCATTCGTTGTACCTTTCGTTAATCTTTGCGTTGAACTTTTCGTTCTCTAATACAATGTATTCGTTTCGAATACGTTTAATGCAAAATAATTTAATACAGAAATCTGTTCTTAATATGAGCTAACTTGATATTAACCATCCTCTTTCTCAATAAAAAGGATTCCTCTTGAATGAGATTGTTTCAAATAATAATCATGATATTTTTCAATGTTTTCACTGGAGTAATTTCTACTTAACCACAAAATAAGAAATAATGTTAAGACAATTGCAAAATAGAATATTTCCCATAAGTGGAGGTTTTTAAATATCAGTAGATAAATGCACCTTAATAAGATTACGAAACCAGATATACCTAAACTTACAACCACTCCGCCAAGTTCATGTTTTCTTGATAATAAGTATCTATATCTTTCTCTTTTATCTTTATGACTCTCATCCTTATCAAAATATTCATCAACCTTTATTTCTTCATCAAAGTAAGTACTCCATGTACCTTTCCAACATTTTGGTAAGACCCAAAATAAGGAGTGGTGAATTTGGTTCAACAAATACCCTAATGGCACACCTAATACCGTTAATACAGCTCCTATAGCTAAGAGATCAGATGCAGTTGAAACATGACTTGATAAAAAGTCAAAGTATATAACTATAAAGTACGGTAACAAAACCATTACCATAATCCAACCTGGAATACCCCAGCGTATTAAATACTTAGTATCAAAGTTCATAAACACTCTCCTTTCATCTAAATTTCGACTTAAGGAGATGTTTTCCTGCAGCCATTTTACTACAAGTCAAACTAACCAACAAGAATAGAGGAAGCAGTTCGTAACCGCCTCCCCGTCCTGCCTTCAAGTTTAGCAAGCAGATTTATGCATTCGCAATTTCGTATCATTTGTAACGTCTGTCCCATTTGGAACATAATTACCCATTTTCTTAACAATTGAATCTTTAATACGTCCGATATGGGTATGAGACAACCCCATATGCTTAGCAATCCATCTATAACTTTTGCCCTCAAGCAACCAATGAAGAACCTCAATTTCCCGATCATCCCTAATAAGATGCATCCGATCCTGAATAATAGAAATCTTTGCCTCGTACTTATGAATAACTGAATATCTTCTCTCTCTGCGAACACACTCTCTATAAACAGGATCGCTTGTGGTGCCTTGGGCCTTTGGCATCCCCGCTACATCTCCATATTGAGCTGTGAGTCCTTCTCCAGCATCTTTCATTGAGTCCCTGAGTACATTTATAGAGTTCATCATCCAATGGTAATCCTTAAGAATGGATTCAATTTGTTTGCTGGCAGCTTCTTTCATTAAAAACACTCCTTTGGATAAAATAAAAATGGACACCAAACAACGCTTAATACGCCATTCAGTGCCCCTGGTTGTTCCAGTAGACTTATTTTGTTTTTTTATGAATTTTTTATTGAGCAATTAAAAATAATAAATCTAATAAATACAAAGGAGATGAACAGCTATGACATACCACAAAATGATTCGAAGTGTCCTTGGTGTTGATGTACGCCCCCGTTCCAGCAATGAACTAGATAATACTTTCACACACGATCCCTTTGCAAACCCAATAATACATAAACAAATAAACGGTACTGAAATTGTGCCAATTAATCTTAGAAAGTTATGGGGTAAATAAATTGTACCTATAACTTGATCGAATAATTCAATTCATAATGAGAAGGCTTCCCTGATTGCCAGGAAATCACTTGTTTACCATACCCTTTTGGCGGGGTATCGGCTAATACTAGATGGCCGTCTTTTACGATATACACTGCATTTTTCATTAAATCGATTTCAGCTGTCATTTTTTCTATATTGGTTTTCACCAGGAACCCCTCCCATGTGTTAAAATTATATTAGGTCGGCCGGGAGAAATCCTGGCTTTTTCTTATTACTAATTTTTGTCGTTTTTTGACAAGTTTTGTCGAAATCATTTAATGTTTTTCCTTTATCTGTAATAATGGTTCCTGGACTTTTATTATTTAAAGGAGCAAAATAATGTGTCGTTTCTGCCGAGAGCTTAGAAAAAAGATTAAATTTTATAGAAAAGTGCTTTTGGAAACCGGATTAAGAAAAGGGTTAGATGACCCTGAAACTATAAGAAACAGTCAATCTCTTGATAAATTAATTTTCAAGTATCAATCAAAATGCAGATAACATTTTAAATTTCAAATAAGAGTCGAGATACAAATTCTCTGTTTCATTTTTTATAAAAACACTAATTAATATTTAAAATCCAAATGGCCATTCACAAACATATGCTAATATCCTAATAGAATTTTAAAATGGACTAATATGAATTCCTTCATTCTCTCGCCAATCTGCGTAGAGTATACGTTTAACATTATCATAGCCATTGGTAGTTAATTGATTATCTAACCACTGTTGATCAAATCCGAGTTCATGTAAATTATCCCTTAATACTTCCCCATCTATAATTAACGCTGTTGGGAGGTATACTGAACTTTCTAGAAGACTGAGATCTTGCTTGTCTGGTTTTTGATACTTCGATTGTAATAATATACTTATTTGCCCATTAGCTTCCAATATACCGTATTTGACTTCGCGAACAGAAAAAACCTGATTTTGTCGAAGTATACTTAATACTTGATTTACATCCAATTTGTTCTTTTTAAGTAACTTTCTATCCATTACACCATCCCGAATAATGATGTTAGGATCGCCCAATAAGAGAGAACGTGTCGATTTATTTTTTAGAGTCAAGAACTCTATCCCCAACATGAGAAGCGTCCACAATCCGATGGCATATAAAAAGTGAAAAATCCCTACCTTATTTTCATAAATGGTATTTCCTAAAAAATCTCCAAGTACTAACACAAAAACTAAGTGAAACGGGGTTAACTGATAGATGGATGTTCTGCCTGTTATGATAATGATAAAAAATAAAGTTGCAAAACCAACGATGACTTTGATCGTCAGTAAACCAATATTAACTTCTTCCAAAGTTTTTTCCTCCAATTTAAATTTTACTTAGTTGTAAGATCTTGAGGTTTAGATAAAGAGGCTAGTTTTAGTATTAAAGCTCGAGTTACAATTCCAACAATGATGTAATATATGAATGAATATCTGTATCTCCACTCTAAATAATTAACAAGTTTGACCCACTCGCAAAAGGGTTCACCTATATAGGCATATGTTAGTGCCATAATGATCTGGGCTAAAATATTGATATAACAACATGTAAGCTACAGGTACCATTGAAAAATCAAAAGGAAAGGCCCGAGGAATAAAAGGTAGGAATGCAATGGGGTAATCCCAAAAACTATATTGTGCACCAACTACATCTAATAAGGTTGTTGTCAAGATAATTATGGTACCAAATAACAAAATTTCTAAAATAATGTCTCGTTTAACAAGTTTAGCCCATATAACCCAAGGCACAACTAAAAAAACGACTAGTATCCACCATTCCCAAGTTAAAAACTCATTTTTTAGCCAACCATTTAATTCTAAATGATACAGCTTATCTTCTAATAAACGTATTTCATTAAGATTTTCAAATATATTATCTATTGATATCACCCCTATATTTAAATTAAAAGGTAACAGATATTTTTGAATTCAAACTCTTTGAGCTGCCTTTTTAGTATTACCGTTTTTTAGTAATGAATTCCATCGTAAATAAGAAAAAAACCCATGTTGAAAGTTCTTCTAACACGGGTTTTCGACTTTTTTCAAATGATAAAAACAATGAAATTTTTTAAATCTAGATTTAAGATAGAACAATAAAAACAGAATACATCAACTTATAATAATGGAGAAAGCAGGCGGGCACTCTGTTCAACAATGCGCTCGGTCAGGGGGCGTTCCAGCAAGTCTTCAATATTTAATGGAATAGAGTCCATTAGATCACGTTCGAACTGATCTGTGAGTTCCCTCGCCACATCAGTACTGTACAAGACTTGACATACCTCATAATTCAGGCGAAAACTTCTCATATCATAGTTTGCTGAGCCTACGGCAGCAATCTCCTCATCTATAGTCAACACCTTGGTATGAATCATTCCTTTGTCGTACTGGTAGATTTGTACACCAGCTTCTATAAGTTCCCCATAATAAGTACGGCTTGCAAATTCCACGATTTTTTGATTATTGTGGCGAGGAACCAGCAATCTTACGCTCACACCTCGAGCTACTGCTGTCTTTAATGCCATGATAATATCTGTTTCCGGTACAAAATAGGGTGTTGTTATATCAATAGTCTTAGTCGCCTGTGTTATACATATAAAGTAAGTTTGACGAATAAATGGGGTAGGAATTCCAGGGTTTCCTTCCAACGTATGGATATACGCTTTTTGCAAGGTCCTTGTTTTTGGCGATATGTCTATCTCATTATAATCTAGGGTGCTCAACTCCGATCCCAATTCGGCTGACCATCCGACATGATCTTCTCTTCCGATTGGATTGATTACATCAGACTTTGTTTTCGGGTTAGTTTTTGATTTTATTTTTTCCGGCACTGCCATATTCCAATGAACATCAAAGACAGTCTGTAAATCGACCAATGCATCTCCTATGATTTGCAAGTGGGTATCCCGCCAGAAGCCAACGTCAGGCTTCAATCCTGTATATTCATATCCTACGTTCATGCATCCAGTAAAAGCTACTTTTTCGTCAATTGTGACAATTCTACAATGATCCCGATAATTCCAATAAGAAAAGATCCAAGGAAATCGTAAAGGAAATATTGTCCTGCATTCTATCCCTGCTTCGACCATCTGTCGGATTTTTTCACGCGGAAATTTATAACTCCCCAAACCATCTCTCATAAAACGAACCCGCACTCCGTTTACTGCTTTTTCGATTAGTAGTTCCGTGATGCTACTACCAATTTGGTCATTCCTAAATATGAAATATTCCAGATCAATCGTTTTTTGGGCTTTTTGGAGGGATTCAATGAGTTGTTCATATTTTGCTATTCCATTGTCAAATACTTGGACTTGGCCCGTTCGTAGCCCATTCACAGTGAAGTGCCGTAAAGCATCGGCGATTACCGATGCTGAATCACCAAATGTATCAGGTAATTTATTAGATTCACTTTTAGAAGAGGTCAATCTTTTCCGATGAATAAACTTAGGATTTGATATACTAAGATAAAGCAAGAAACCAATGATAGGAAAAAGAAGGACGATTATTATCCAATTCAAAGCCTTGGCAGGCCTACGCACTTCCCAAATTGCTATGATCAAGATAAAGAACGCATTTATCAGGTATAGAAACAAAATCCATTCCAACTAAAAATCCTCCCTTGTTTTTCTCTTAATATTTACAAAAAATGTAGGGAGTATACTTTTAGAAATCGAAAGAATACCTAGTTTACTCTTTTGCTTCCCTGTCTTATAAAGACTTATTTTGTAAAGTTTTGGCGAAGTTATTGTAATACTATTGAACTGATACATAATAGAAAGTATCCTAATAATTCTGAAAGGAGATTAGCATTGGATCAACTTTCACTCCCCTTATTAAAGGAGCTTACAAAATTGGCTGATGATTATTTTAGATGCAATGATGAGAAAATTATGGATCTAATCCGATCAGATATTGTGCTTTTATCCGAAGCTATTATGCTAAGTGATTTATGATAAGTTATTTATCCCTGTGCTCCATTCCACGATGACTCTTCCAGCCACTTATTTATCTTGGCAACAAACAAATCTAATCCTTCCCATTCATTAAGATGAAAGGCTGTACCTTGAAAACCCGGCCCCTGATAATGACAAACGCCCTGGTACTTCTCATGCTTCCGGATAAGTAGCCGTTCCTTCCCTCTAAAAAATTCCATCTCCTCGCCCTGTTCTAGATCAGTGATCTGATCCTCAAGGGCAAAAGAGAATAAGTCTAACTGCTTCAAATTCCTCACCTCTCGGGTACTAATTCATAGGAAATTTGCTCGGTTCAATATTCCAAAGGGTGTGTTACCATGGCATTTAGGTAAATTTCCCTTTATTGTCTTCTGATATATTTTAATTTCTAAAGACCTTACCTTTCTAATTTGCCTAATTTAGCTAGACGAAGGTGATAACATGCTTTATCCAACAATAAAATGCAAAGAATCAAAGTTATTACATATTGTTAAAAATCAAAGTGTCTGTTTATGTGATTTTAAATATAATGTTTTTTCAACATTTACAAGAACAGACCTTAAGAAAATTCAATTTAAACCGGCTGATCAAATAACCTGCCCTGAATGTAAATCAATCCTCAATAGTTTTTTATAGTCCTTTTGTCGTATTTTGTTGTTTTTTGTAAAAGTTTCATGCTAATATACCTACAATGGCAAATTTTACGAAAGTAAAAGACGCAAAGCCACGGGCCTAAGGCATTCGCTATGGCAGCCGGGTTACCGAGATTTATCTCGAAAATCCCTTATAAATTTGCCAAATCCAAAAAAGGGAGTTTGAAATGAGTAATACAGTACTTATTGCTGATGATTCAATGTTTATGAGGCAAATACTTAAAAGGACCTTGGCTGAAGGTAACTATCAAGTAATTGCCGAAGCAACGGACGGTTGTGAAGCTATTTCACTTTTTAAAGAGGCTTCACCTGATATAGTCCTTCTTGATTTAACAATGACATGTAAAAATGGAATGACTGTTTTAAAAGAGATTAACAACCTTGATCCAAATGCAAAAGTTGTTATATGCTCCGCAATGGGACAATCTAAATTAATCGTGGAAGCTTTAAATTATGGTGCCAGGGATTTTATTGTAAAACCATACTTCAATGAATTAATCCCAGCATTAAATAAGCTAGTCAGCTAAACAACCTCTTTATAGAGGTCTTTTTTTTAGTTGCTGCTTTCAAAATCATACTGTGTTGTGTTTTTCAGAATAACATTTCACGCATGGCCCCTCAACGTAGAAATAATTTGGCTTTCCACAAATCTTGCAAGTCTTTGAGTAAGTATTCCAGCGTCTGTTGCAGTCCCTGCATTCCACGAATAAGATGTTATTGCGATTTCCTATTACCATTCCGTTGGCCAAACATTTAGGGCATCTTGTAACCGGCTTAACATTTGTAATGGTCATGTTTATTCTCCTTTCAGAACCAGGTGTTTTCGACAGCCTCTGCGCCAATTTCACGGAAAGACGGAAGTCAAGTTCATATTTAAGTTCCTCGTAATCGCATTCATGGATTCTCTTTCCCGATTGAGCATTAGAAATATTCAATTCTGATAATCTCTTGATGAGGATATTCCTTTTCTGCTGCATAACGGATTCATAAAGGATCCCCATAGTATCAACTCCCCGACCTTAAAAGTTTTAGTTTTTCTTGCAAATCTGCCTTCTTCTTGGCAAGTTCCTGCTCATTCTATAAAAGTTTAGGCTTTTCATGCTGTTGGTCATCGTCAAACCAATCTGGCAGCATTTCCGTACGTATTGGCTTGGCCAGGTATTCCAAGCCAACTATTTTTCTTATCATTTCTGTGTACCAACTTTTATGTTAATACAAATGACATTTCCTCCCACAAGAGGAGAGACTATTAAACTAGTTGCACAAATGTTCAAGGTAACTTATGAGTTTGCTGAAAAGAGATTAGCAATGTTTGGGAGTAGAATCAATTCAATGTTATTTTTCGAAAAATTACATACGTACATATAGAGGTGTGGGTATTTATGGCTAGTTTCAGAAAAAAGGGGTAATTCATGGCAATACAGAATTAAATATATAGACCCTGCTACTGGAAAACCGAAAGAAAAAAGTAAAAGTGGATTTAGAACGAAAAAAGAGGCACAGATTGAAGCTGCTGAAGTGGAGAAAAAGTTTTATCTCCGGCAACATTCTGTTATTGCGAATAGCGAAACTATACTAAAGGATTGGCTTACAGAATGGTTAGAAATTTATGGAGCCCAATGCGCAGAAAGAACATTATTTAATCGATCTTGGTATATCAATAATCATATTATCCCAAGCCTTGGAAATTATAAAATGAATCAGTTAACACGGATAGAATATCAAAAATTTATTAATACCTTAGTTGAAAAAGGATACGCTAAAAAAACCATTCAGACGATTCATTCTATTTTTTGTACNGCAATCAATAAAGCTGTTGAACTAGAAATGGTTACACATAATAAGTATCAAGGGATATCGATCAAAGTTGAGGATGAAGAAAAAATCAATTATTTATCAAGAGATGAAGTAGAAATCTTCATGGATACAGCTAAAAAATCTCCATATCAT